GTCAAGAAGACCTTGCTTGTTTGCTGGGCTAATATAGCCTCTTTCGCAGCCGTGGAGAGCGATCTTGCCATGTCTAAGCCGGAAGTATCTCAAGTTGAAGATCGACGCTCCAGAGCGACGCCGCGGCCCCTGGAGACCCTGTGCCGCCTCCATTGACGGCTGTGAATGCTGGAACTTCAACAAAGCGCATACTGACGACAGACCCGTCCACCGGGTCGTGCCAGTCAAATGCGTCTGATCCATATCCGAGCGTTGAGCGGTAGAACGTGTCAAACGTCTGCCGCTGCGCCTGCGTCAGCAGCATCGTCCCAGATAGATAGCGCACAGCGGCGGTGAAACGACCACGCTGCTTGTATGGGCCAGCATCCATCTGCGTGCGTAGAAATGCCTTCTGCGCGGTCTCGGTCGCCCCTAGATGCAACGCCTGCGGCAGTGTCCCAGGCCAAGTCGCCATCGCCTATCTCCTCGTCAGCCGCGTGCTAGTCTCGAACCGTTGGCCGATGGCGCGATAAATCTGTCCGCCATTTGCAATGTCAGACGTGACGGCGCGACGGATGATGACATCAATGTCTGGTCCGTTTTGCTTAGTTTCAACATCCGCTCCAGCCTGATTGATGATATTGACGTTGACGTTTGCGCCGCCGCCAGCGACGCCCAACTTGCCGTCTGGCCCGCGCGTCAATGGCATGATCGCTTCCGGGCCGGCCTCACCCATCAAACCTGCGCCTTTGGCCATTGGGAATAGTGTTGGCCGGTTAACGACACCGCCTCGGGCAAATGGCGTAATGTTGCCGCCGCTCAAAACACCGCCTAATGCAAGAGGCTGGGTAAAGCCCGGAACCGGCGCTCCGAAGACATTGCCGGTATACCCTCCTCCTCCGCCGCCGCCCAACAAGCTGCCGAACAACGACCCAAGCAGGCTTGCAGCGGCTTTCTGAGCCATCATCCTGGCGAAGTCGGCAAGGATCGAGCCAACCATTTCTTTGAACGCTTGCGAGACGCTCTTTGTGCCGTTGACGATGCCGGTAAATGCGTTTGCGAATGCGTTCGACACTTTGTTGAGCACGGTGTCGGCAAGTTCCATAAACGATTCTTGAAGACTCTGCACGGGCGTTTTGAGTTGCTCTAATTCTTGCAGCTTGGGGACAAGCACCGACATCTGCTCATTAGTCAAGCCGAGCTGAACCTTCAGCGCCGCAGCTTGGTTCGCTAGTTCAGGGCTGAAGCCACCAATGTTGATAAGATCCATGGAGAGCCGCACAGTATCAATCTGCTGCTGCACCTTGGCGAGTTCTTGCTCGAACGGCACGTTTTCAGGCCGAGTCTGAGGAATGGGGACTTCGCCGGTTCTGATGCGGCCCATGTCCTCAATTTTATCTTTTAAGCGACCTGTAGCGCCAACGGCAGCTTCCGATTCTTTGGTAATAGCCTGTAGCGTTAGGGCGTAATCAGTAAGTTCCTTCCGAACATTAAGTGTTTCATCGCCAACCAAGGCCAACCGTTCAACCATTTCGTTGATAGATGATATCGCCTTATTGGTGTCGCCAGTTGACAAGGCTTTCATTACCTCGTCTATTCCGTCAGACAGATCACCAGTAAATCTTGGAAGGGCATCAAATTCCTTTGTTGCGGCAAGAAAAGCCTCCGCCGCTTTTTGTAATTGGGGGCCTTGCGCCCTGTCGACTTCAAGGCCACGAAGTGTAATATCTCTTAGTACATTATTATATTCCGCTAACTGCGGTACAGAAGTTCTTAGGGATGATGTCGTGTCAGCTATTGACTTAAATAATTGCAGTTTGGACAATTCTCTTTGGTTTTTTAGCGTCCTTATTATTTCGTCGTTTAACTCTCCGTATTTTTCTTTTGCGGCATCAAGACTTTCCGGGATATCAACGTTAAATGTATTTGCCACGGCTCTGCTGGCGCTATTAAGCTGGGAGGTAATATCAGACAAACTGGCAATTTTGGGCTTGGCCTTCTCGGCAGCGTCGCCGGTCCTTTCAAATGCAACGGCGACAGCCGCAAAGATAGAAACGGCTGCGCCGACAATCGCGCCAATCGGACCAAAGATTTGCAGAAGCTGCGGAGCCTGCTGGCCAAAAGCCTGCATCGCAGACGTGCCGTTAGCGACCTGAACGGCGAAGTCGCCAACCTGATACCCGGTTTGCTGTAGTCCGGTGCGAAAGAAGCGATTGCCGCCGCCCTTGCCTTGCAGCAACCTTTCCAGGCGGCCAAGGTTATCATTTGCCGGGTTAACGGCTTCATCAAGTTTCTTTACAGAATCTGTCGCTCGATTAAGGCCGCGGACGGCATCGCTAACATTAGCGACGACCGCCATATTAATGTTTATGCCTGCGGCCATTCTTCATCTGCTCCTGTTCGATCCGAGTGAACGCGATCCACTCGTTCAACTCATCAATCGAAATCTCTTCGATCTCGGCGATGGTCTTGTGCAGGCGATCCGCAAGCGCGATGAGATTAAAGCGAAGCGGATCGTTCCTTAGTTTTTTTCATGTTCCTCGGCGCTAGTGGCGTCGAAGATCGAAGCGAATACATTGCCGATGACATTGACTGGCTCGCGCAACAGGATCGGCTTGTCCTCCAAGTCGAATGCATTGTTGCCGTCGGCGTCTTTGCACTTGACGACGATCAGTTCGACCATTGAGTCAGTAGTCGGGCTGCTCAAGAAGTCTTTATACCTCTTTTGCACACGGCTGATGTCAGCCCCCGTGACCGGGCCATAGTAAAGTTTAAGCGGACCTTTGTCGTCGCCCCACTCTGGTACTTCAAGCACGCGCATCTCATTCGACGCGCGTGCCGCTGCAATCCGCTGACCAAGAGCACTCATTAATCACCTATGATTAAGACACTGTCGCCGACGTCAGGGCTCCATTGCCCTGGATGCCGATGCTCATCTCAACCATGCCGTCGTAAGACGCAGTAAGTGAGCGAGACGTGACGATGGCGCTGCCGGTGTAGTAGACATCGCCGGTCGTCGATCCTTCTGGATAGACCGAGAATGTGATCTCGGCCTGAACTGTCAGGGCGTCCTGACCGCCAACGTCGCTTTCGACCCAGAAAACATCCAAGCTGCCATCGAACGATTTCAGGCTTGGCTTGTATGTGCGAACCCCTGAGCCCATGCTGGTGTCTTCTAGGGTGTCGGCATTTTCATTCAGCGTATACGAACGAATTTCCGCAACAGCGGTCGAGCCAATCTTAACAGTGCCTTCGGAACCTGTATGCGTAGCCATTTTGCAACTCCAAGCTATTGGTCAAGCAAGTGGACGCGCACGCCCATTCCCGCACATATAACATATAGGAAATTTGATGCCAAGTATTGCTAGAGCGGCGTCTCTACGTCTGTAATTGCGGCGATGTACTTGACCCGATAATTCAGCCGGGCGACGCCAATCGGTGTCTCAGCATCGCTAGACAAATTAAGGTTCGTGCTGATCAGGATGCACTCTTTCGTCAAGCCGCCGAGCGTTTGGTCGTCGCCCATCAATTGCTCGACCTCAGAGCAAAGATCGTCGATGGTGTCGTCCAGCAGCGACGTTGCGTCAGCATACACATCAACCAAGATCTCAAGCGAGCGATCAACAGTCAGTGTTGACATCGTCACCACACTTGACGTTTCGGAGCCTGCCGACACCGTGATCAATGGCAGCTTTGTCGATGCAATATTATATACGCGGTTAATATATACGCGGTCATCAACGTCCGTCACCGCGTCGGTCAACAGCGCTTGCACCGCATCCCTGATCTGCTGCCGGACATGGCTCATCGCGCAATCCTCGGCTCGTCAATCCCAGTAACGTAGATCGCCTCGTAGCTCAGGCGGGCGACGCCAATTGGACTATCTGTTCCGGCCTCAAAGCTGAAATCGCTGCTGGCCAATGTGCATTGCTTTGCCAGGCCATCAAGTGTGAAATTGCTTGCTATAGCCTCGTCTACCTGGACCGATATGTTGTCCAGAACGTCATCCAGATCGGCGTTCTGGGCAGCATATACGTCGATCATAATATCGACCTTGCGAGTTAACGTTCGCAGACCAATAGTGATCTGACTGCTGACCTCGTTGACAAACGAGATCGTGATCGCTGGCAATGATAATTCATTGATTGAGTACACTCGACTCGTGTACACGCGACCATCAACCAGACTGACATTG